CAATTGCATTTATACCTTGCAGCACTAAACCAATTGTACCAGCAACAATTTTAATTATTGTTATTAAAGATTCAAAAACAACAACTAAAGCGTTAGCTCCATTTTTAGAGTCCATAAACCCTTTTACTAAGATTGTAAGTTCTGTGTTAATCAAGTTTCCTGCTTGAGCAACAGTCATGCTAGTTTTTCTAAAGTCTTTATCAATTTTGTCAGTAGCCATTAACATTGCTCTTAAAAGCAAGTCAGTAGAAAGTTTACCTTCTTCAGCTAATAGTTTTAATTGGTCACGAGGTCTTCTAGTGGCTACAACCAAAGCATCTAAAACAGGTGGTAAGTTTTCAGATATAGACCTAAATTCATCACCAGCTAATTTACCAGATTGTAGAGCCTGTGTGAACTGTGTTAAGGCTGACCTAGCTTCATGAGCTGATGCTCCTTGTATTGTCAACAACTTACCAAAGTTTTCTGTAATTTTAAACGCTTGTGCTTGAGTTACATTCATGCCTTTTGTAGCAAGTGTAATCCTTTGATACATTGTTGCTAATTCAACTAAAGGCTGTCTAGTCCTTTTAGCTATAGCAGCTATTTTGTTAAAACTTTTTCCTAAGTCTTCACCAGGTCTTTGTGCAACTCTTAATCTGTTTGTTGTTGTTTGTGCAGCTTCAGCAAATGATAATAATTTTGCAACTCCAAGAGTTCCAGCATACACTGCAAGTGCAGCTCCACCAGCTTTAAGAGCTTTTGAGCCCATCCTTAATGCTAGATTTCTTTTCTTTAGTGCAGCACTTTGTTTTCTTATAGCACCAGTATGTTTGTTAGTTGCAGCAGCAGCTCGAGCCTGTCCTCTAGTTTGAGTTTTTACTACTCTTCCCAGTGCAGTATTGAGCTTCTTAACAATACCGAGCATTTTTTCAAATTGTTTAACTATTTTTTTAAGTTCTTTGATGAAGGTTTTCGAAGCCAACTTCATTTCAAGATTAATTTTTGTGTTAGAGCCTGCCATATATAATCCTAGAGAGAACCTCGGATAATACCCTTCTTCTCTCTCTTACGAATTATACCATAGAGTTTGTTAATTTCATCAGGTGTCAATTCTAGTACATCGTTTTTTGACCAACCATACTGATATGCGAAGTAGTCTAATAACTCAAGATGTCTTACTTCTCCTCTTGAGCACTGACCCCCAGGAAATGACCAATTATGTCATTAATAATTTGCACATCTCCCATGTTGGTATTGTCAAGTAGCCAGTCAATGTCAACATCTTCTTGAGGTTGATATGATAAAATTTCCTTTAACATTGAAACCATAGTTTCAAATGGTGCATCCTCAGTCATTTTAGAAACATTACCGACATTTTTTTCAAGCTTTGCTATTTGTCTTAGAGTAGCAGGTTGAACATCAAGATTTTTGTCTTTTATTGTGAACTTCATAGAGCCTCCTATATTTTTTTAATATGCTGCTAGAGTGTTAGTTAGTGTAACCCTTGCAGCGTAAGATGATGATGTATCGTAAACAGCTTTGCCGTCATAAGCTGCTGTAATTCTTCCTGGACCACCAATTGGATATTCAAATGTTTGATATCTAACTTTTGGTAAGTCAATAGTTAGTGTTTGAAATTTTGCTCCAATTGCAGCACCTTTCATTGTAAATAAGAATCTTTGTTGTGCTCCATCTCTAAATTCAGCTTCTTGTGCTTGATTTTCAAAAGATTGGTCTCCAGTTACAGTAATTTTTCTAAAGTCGCTTCTAAGCAGTCTAGCTTCGTTTGTAGAAGCATTTAGAGCAGCTATACCTTCTATTGGATTCTCAATAGTTATTGTTGCTGATTCAAATACACTATTTGCTACTCCATCTACGGCAAGAGAAGCTGTGTTCCATGCGTATGGGTCAGCAGTTATGTAAGATGGTGTTGCTTTAGCAACTTTTGCATAAGCTCTACCATGAACTGAGGCAGTACACTTAATTATTTCACCAGCAGTTAGTTCAATTGCTAATGTGTGCATTTGTGCATCTGTAATCTGATACGCACTTCCAACATTTTTAAATATTTGAATTGTATAAGGTGGTAGTGTGCAATTTTCTGCAAATTCAGTTTGTGTAGGTAAGAACTCATGAACATAAGCTGATGTAGTTAAGGTTGATGTTGGGTTTGCACCCATACAAGCTCTCAAGAAATGACCAAGATAAATTGGGTGTGGCTCAAATACGATATCGCCAGTTACATTGTTTATGCCTTCTAAATCATCTGGAGTATCATAAAGATTTTTTAAGTTTTCAATTTGTAAATAGTTTTTATTTTCTACTAGAGATTCTGAAACAAAAGGAATATAAACTGGGCTTGTTGTGGGAGTCCCAAATGCTGTCTGTTTGCTTATGCTTAAATATCCACCAATTCCGTAACCCATTATTTATCTCCTTCAGGTTTTTTATTAATTTTACCTTTTTCTTTTGATTTTGCAATACCTTGTGATATTAAAGATTCAGCCACGTCTTGTGGAAGCGAAACCACTTTCCCCATTTCGCTAATTCCATAATTAGAAATTTCTAACCCACCAACTGCGTATTCTATGTCTATTCTTTTATCTGGCATTGTAAAGTTAATGATACACCTTTAAAGAAACCAAGTCCAGACGTATTTTTTTGATTGTCAAATGTTCCAGAACCGAATTGAAAATATAAGATTGTATCATCAAGAGTTTTATTTTCTTTCATTACTTCTTTTACGTTTCCTAAAATACCATCTCTGATGACTGAGCCGTTATTATTCTCAAAACTAAATCCATACATCCAAATTTCTATGTTTAACTCTGTAAGATAAGGTCTACTACCACCAATTGTCTCTGTGTCCTCTAAAGTTGTGTAAGAATCTAAGAATATACCAACATAAGGACATTGGTCAGGATTTAATATAAATTCATCTTCAACAAACACAAAATAGCTGCTAGTTCTTGAATCTGCATCCAAAAGAGCTTTAATTTTGTTTTGCACTGCCATGTAATCAATTTTTGCCATTAAATCTTCTCACCTTTTAGTTTTTTTTGTATATTGCCGTTTATTATAAACTTCCAAACTTTTCTCAAAGCTCTTGTTCGAGGAATAATGCCTAGTTGGGCTTCAAAAAAGCCAATATATTGTCTTTGTCTTACCTTAGCTCCACCACCTAATCTTTGGGTATCTGAAGATAATTTAAGTGTAAACCCTTCTGCAGTAGCTTTTGCTTCTGGGTATGCTTGGCTATTACGAGCTATAAAGTTTTTTCTAGTAACTCTTGTCATTTCACCAGGTTTTGAAGAATAGATATTGTATCTTTTGTTATTTAAAGTTGATGTTTTGTTTTTCCATTTTCTTGTCTGGTAATCCAGTGGTCTTCTAGCGTCTACTATGTTGCCACCTGCTTTGAATTGGTCTGCAATCATACCCTGTGTAGCAACCATGCAGGTATGCATTACTTTTTGAAGTTCTTGTCGTGAGCTCAACATCCCTAGTTTCTTGAAAAGACCTTTCATCGCCCTTTCAGCAGGTTTAACATCAAATTGCATTGCGTCATTAGCCATTAGCCTAAATTAGGGTCATAAGGTGATTGTTGTACGTCATCCCACTCATCTCGCAACCTATCTCCGTCTATTTGTTGATAAACTTCATTAAGAACATTGAATGAAGGATTGTAAGTCATTGTATTGCTGTAGATAGTATCTCCTGCGTTCCACGCAATAAGTTCTAGTGAATTATTAAAGAGACCTACATCTCCCGTGTTTAATTTAGCAAGGTAATCAAAGATATAGTCTCTTCTTTCTTTAACCCATGAATTTGTGCTTCCAATTTCTTGGGTGAAGAAGCGTTCCAAAATTTTTACAAGTCCGTATTCTGTTGTCAGTGTGCCAATAACAGGTGGAGTCCCACTAAACGGCAATGTGTAGTTATTTATGAGATAGCCGTTAATCTCATTCTCAGCTTGGTCGAGATAAAAAGACACACTGGCTGAGGTGATTGAGGACATACTGCCTACTCGTGGATAAAGGCTGTAGATGTTTCCGACAGTTGTATAGCTAGGCATACCTATATTCTATACCTTATAGCTAATTAATCAACACTCATGTTATACTATCATTGACACAATGAATCTTACTAACATTATTTATCCAATTGTTCCCCATGACTTAATTCAAATCTATTGGATTGATGCTAAATCTTACACTGAGTGGCGTAGCCACTCCGATTTGGAGGAAAATGACGTTTCGCTATGTTGCTCAACGGGTTATGTCATCAAGGAAACAGTTGAGACAATATTAATTGCATCAGACATATCTTTTGACGACAACGGCACATTAGACTCCATTGGCAACTCGATTACCATCCCTAAATCACTTATTGTAAAAAGCACTACCATATAATTTATTAAAAGCACTACCAATTAATTTATTTATTGGTAGTAGAACCACCTATCAAAAATGATAGGAAGCAAACCATAGGGTATCCGTTTATTCCATACCCCTATCCATTTATTCATCGACCATGTCCTTATATTCAACCCCTTTAATGGACCGACAAAATTAATATTGGGCAACCATTTGGTGTTGTAGTTGTACCATGTGTTTCACTAGGCTGTGATGATACAACCTGTTATAATTGATTATTATCAATTAAGGAGTTAAATAAGGGAAAAGAAAAAAAGGCATAGTTGGGGTAAGAAAGGAGAGAATGTTACACTGTAACATATCGGAAGTGGACAAAAGGGAGAAAACCAGAAATCCATTCAATCCAGATAGCTGATGGATTTAGGTTGTTTAATGAAGGTGCACTTAGCCTATTCAATCTTTATGGAAATTTTCCTTATTTGCCTAAACACTATGGAGGTGTTAACATGCCTAGAAAATCAAACAATCTATTTGCCTTGAGATATTCACCTGAATTCGAATTCTTAACGCAAAAATCAGAAAGCCAAGTTCAAGCTATCTTGTCTGACAACCATTTTAAATGGACAGCAGGTCAGGATGACAGCCTACAAGGTGTAGGACACGCTGAAATTTGTCCTGATAAAGATAATCACTTATCAGGCTCATCTGGTTACCTAGAGGTTGAGAATGTCATCGCACTTGTTAAAGAGCAATGTAATGCTACCCAATCACCTAAGACTGGATTTCACATTCACTGGAATTTGTTGGATGATGAAGGTGTCGGAATTATGACACCTAAGCAATTAACGAATGTCTTTATTGACTGGTTCAACTTCAAGCGAGTTATTGAGTTGATACTGCCTGAATCAAGGGCAGGTGATAACCAGACTAACTTATGGGGTATCTCAAGAAACAAACTGGCAGACATGAGACAGTTTGCCGAATCGGCTGGAGAGAATAGCCATGCAGAACTTGGAAGGTTCATATTAGCCTTTGGCACTAAGAGCTGCTCAGATATTCGAATCAGCGAGGAACATAAGACACTGGAATTTAGAAAGGCAATCTTTACTGTCGACAGTGTCAAATTGAGCCTCTGGATTGAGTTCACAAGGAACTTGATTGGCTACAACATGAAAGCCAGACAGAAGAAATTCAGGAAGGTTTGGAATAGCCCAGATGATAGGGTTTCCACTCTAACTAGAGATAAGGGTTTGGCTTGGTCATTCAGGCAAGTTTGGGAATACCGAGCAGGAAATCTTGGACTGATGAAGATTGCTGAAAAACGAGCCTTGCAACTTGCGAGAAACTGCTCAGCAACCAGAGACCAAATCCAAGGAATAACTGACCGAATCAAGACAAGATACAACAGGTAACAAAAGAGGGGAGAGCAATCTCCCCCACTTACCGAAAGGAGATTACATTGCCTAAGTTAAAAACAAAAACATATAACGAATTCGAAGATATGGTCTACTACATAGTCCATGTTATGAATCATCCAGAATCTTATGAGTCAAATGATAAAGTGAGAGCAACCGATTTGCTACAAGTTATTACTCATGACATTTTACAGATTCAAAGAGGTGACAACAAAGAGCCTTTACAATCTGCAGGTTATAAAACACTAGCAGCTATTAGTAATGAAGTTAACTAAGACTTCAACTAGGGGGCAGGGTAACCTGCCCTTACGAGGCACAGTGGAAAGTGGGTGCTATCTTAAACTATGGAGGTCCAAGTTATGCCAAAATTCACAGTACATGGCAGTGTGTGGGTATCATGCGATTTCGAAGCTGATTCTGAAGAAGAAGCTAAGGAAATGTATCAAGAGTCAACTAATGATTATGACTCTATTATGTCTGATATGCATACAGTAGCTTACAGAGGCACAGATTCAGTCGAAGAAAACTAATCTGACTAAACCCAGCCAGGGGGTTAAACCTGGCACACTATGGAGGTAGTTATGACATTAAAAGATGCAACAGTTTATATGCTGATGTTAGGGACAGCAACATGGTTGCTTTACCAACTAGCAATCAGTTAATCACATTGGGCACTGGCTAACGCTGGTGTCCAGTTTTTTTTTGTTCAAAATCCTTGGTACTTTACCTGCTTCCCCTGACTTTTATTTTTAGTTTGATTTTTGATTTGCTTTAATTTTTTAATTTGGCTTAATTTGGTTTAATTTGGTCTTAATTTTTAATTTTTTTTTAATTTTTAATTTTTTGGTACTTTAATTTTAATTTTTAATTTGAGGTAAGTATCTGTATTCATTGCTTAATTTGCGTTGTGAGTTTTATTCACATACGAGCAGAGGACTTTGCAGCCTCACCCCTGTCCCCTAGTACTTTAGTTAGAGTACGTCAACCCATGAGGTAAAAAAAAGGGGGGTCTGTACTTTAGTCACTGAAGTACACAGAGGGCAAGGAACTATACATCGTGCAGCGAGTTCCAGTAAAGTATGGTCTTCCTTACCGTATTCTGCAAGGTACTTTACACCGGGCAGAAGCATGGGGTGAAGGGTGAATGTACTTTGGGGTATGTTGGTAAGTATTTTTTTTTTATTTATTTTGGTCTCTATACTTTACCTAGAGTACTACGGGTTGGTTCGAAAGCTTTTGTACTTCTGAACTGGTTTGTGTAGGGGGGAGAAAGAGCCTGAGATAACAATATAAGAGTATATAGTCTCTACCCTGTACAATATGTAAGATGACTAATTTAATATGTAGTGTTTATGGGGGTTTTATGAGGTGTCTCTATATAGGTGATTTAGCCATATTGGACGTTTTACAAACCTAAGTGTTCCTTACCTGTGTACTTTGTAACATATAGTGCCAACAGTTCGGGGGTTTCCCACGACATTCCACCCTTCTCCCTTTCATTGGGGTGGTACTTTGGTACAGGCGTGAACCTCGATGTCATCTCTGGACTAA